TGACGGTTGCGGTGCCTGCGAGGGCCATCGGTCTACCCTCCCGACAGGGCGGCGCGGAGCGCAGCCCTGTCTGTCATCGGCGATGTGCTGCGCTCGGGCGGCGGCGGCGCTGCGCCGTCGCTGCTCGGGCGAGGACGCGGAATGTTCAGGGGCTTCGGCAGCTTCGCCTTCTTCAGCCCGGCGATGCCGAGCGCGGCGACGTACTGCGCATGGGCGAGCTCGTTGCCCATCGCCAGTAGTTCGAGCTCGTCGGTCCACCACCAACCCATCTCGCGTGCGAGCGACGATTCACGCGGCAGGTGGGCGAGCAGGTTCGAGAGGCGTCGCACGCCGATGGCCTCGGGGCCGAAGCAGACGGCCCCGAGGTTCAGCCCGTAGAAGCGCTGGAAGTCGGCTTCGCACGCCGACCAGCGCGATTCAACGAGGGCGGCGACGCCGGCGCTTCCCCCGAGCCGTCGAGCCCGTAGAGGTTCTGCGCGATGGCTTCGAGGTCTTGCCCGGTGAGCAGGGGCGCGACCTCCCCGCCGTCCTCGGGTCCGAAGAGGACGTGGATTGCCTCTTCGATCTTCTCGTTCTGAAGCCGGTCGGCGAAGAGCAAGGGCATCTCGGCGGGGAGGCTGTAGACCTTCCCGCCGAGCGTCAACTTGTGATCTTCGAGGTTGGCTTCTGCCCGTCGTGCGTCCAGGTCCAAGGAGGCCATCAGGATCAGCCCGCGACCAGGTTGGTCGTGTCAGACGAGAGGAGCTTCCAGGTCAGCCCGGCCGTGTCGGGCAGGGTCCGAATCTCCATCGAGTAGGCGGCGGCCTCGTCGGTCTTGAACGTGATGTCGCCCGAGATGGTGGGGAAGCCGCGGTACAGCAGCCAGCGGTCGACGATGGTGCCGTCGTTGACCTGGAAGACGTAGGCCCGCTCGTAGACCGTGGCCGACGTGGGCGGGCTGTAGGTGGAGGTCAGCGAGGCGACGGCGACGACGCCGCCGCCGAAGGCGAGTTCCAGGTTGACGGTGTTGCGCTGGATGAGCGAGAAGGACGTGACGAGCGACCGGCCGGTGACGACCGAACGGACGGGGTACAGCGACTGCCAGGCGCCGATGTCTTCGACCTCGGTCGAGGGCGTGATCGTCAGACCGTCCTCGGAAACGTACCCGAGCTCGATCCAGGCGGCGGCCAGGGCCGTCGATGTGTCAGTCGGCATGGTCGTGCCGACCGGGGCTTGGTAGAGGTTGCCGGTCAGACCGGAGCGAACCTGCGTTGCGTCGAGGGCCATGAAGGCCACCTTTCAGTTGATGCGGTCGGGAAGGTCCCGGCCTGATTGCGTGGCGCCGGCGATGCCCTCGGCGGCGGGGTCTGCCCGACGAGCGGGCGAGAAGGGGGCGGTGCTACTTCTTCGAGCCGCCGGTGGGCTGCTCGGTGTCGGGGTGCTCGGTGACGGCGGCGGTGTGCGCACCGTCGAGGTCGGGCGAGTCGCCGGCGTCCTTGTCGGGCGTGCGGCCCCACTCGGGATCGGCGGCGAGTTCCTTGTCGCGGGGCGAGCCCTTCTTGGTGGAGACGAGCTCGGCGGTGCGGTTGCTGCGGTAGATCGGCATGGTCGGGTCCTTCTTGGTCAGGGGTTGGGTCGGACGTACAGGGCGAAGGTGACGACCCAGCGGGGGGTCGGCGGGGTGCGGGTCGTGTCGGGGGCGGGGTGCATCGCCACGCCGCTGATCCCGGCGATGACGGCGCCGGTGCCGACGTAGTTCGGTGACTCGACGAGCGCAGCGCGGACGGTGCGGGCCAGCAGTTGCGCGGCGGCGTCGCCCGAGCCGGTGACGCTGGCGTCGCCAGGAGCGCACCAGCAGTCGATCTGCAGCAGTACTCGGTCGATGCGCCGGCGGGTCGTCTCGGTCGAGCTCAGGGCGGTTAGGCGCAGCGACGGCCAGGTCGGGTCGGTGGCGTTGACGCGGATGCGGGTGCCGACGATGGCGGTCACGGTGGCCGAGCTCGCCAGGTAGTCGCGGCACAACTTCAGCGGGTCGGGCAGCAGGGTCGGGGTAGTCATCAGTCGCCGCCCTCGGCCTCGGTGAAGTTGCCGGTGGTCTGCTCGGCGGCGGTGCGCAGGGTGGCGAAGACCGGGGTGTCTTCCGATCCCCACTCGATCAGGGCGCCGTAGGGCGAGTCGGTCCACAACAAGACGTCGTCGTCGACGGCGCCGGCGTTGATCGAGTCGCGGTAGTTGCCCGACGAGACAGGGGCATCGGCGCGGGCGAGCTCGGCGGCCTGCTCGGCGGCGGCGATGAGCTCAGGTCGGCCGACGCCCTCGGCCAGCATCTCGACCTCGAAGTGACGGTTGGGCTCGAAGTCCGCGGCCATCAGCCGGCGACCTGGCGCAGTCGCGCTTCGACGTGGTGCTCGATGCCGTTGATGCGGGTCTTGCGGGCCGGCGTGCCGATGACCTCGAAGGTCGAGCCGGCCATCGTGATCCAGTCGTCGGCGTTGATGTCGGTGCCGGGCGGGAGGATCAGCAGGGCGTCGATCTGCACCGTGGTCTGCCCGACCAGGATTTCGGGGTTCTGACCGGGCACCGACTGCTGATCCAGGAAGCCGACGGTCGTGGTCGAGCCCGTCGAGCCGGGGATCGGGTTGCCGTACTCGTCGGCGCCGGCCGCCGGGTCGCGGTGCGTGATCGTCAGCGGCCGGGTCAGGTTCATCTCAGCGGAAGCGTCCAGGTGCCGGCGGCCGCTCGACCGAAGGCGCGGGCCAGCAGCGTGCGAGCCGATCGGGGGATCACCATGCCGGCGCCCCGGTCGCGGAACACTTCGGCGGTCGAGCCGGCGGTCAGCGACGTGTACACCAACGAGTCGGGCGTGGAGACGACGGCGGCGGCGACCATCGTGGCGACGATGGCGGCCAGCCAGGGCGGCGGGGTGGCGAAGCCGTGGGAATAGGTGACGACCAGCGGGGTGCCGGTCGACCAGGGCCAGGCGCCGAAGACCGACGTCGTCGAGGGCACGACGATCCCGTAATGCGACCAGCGGTAGGCGTCGGCGGCGATGGTGACGCCGTCGATCGTGATGCCGCCGATGTCGGTGACCGGCAGTTGCGGAAGCCGCAGCACGGCGTCGGCGGGGTAGAGCTCGACGACGTCGTCGACGACGAGCTCGAAGGTCTGACCAACGTAGGCACGCACGACATCGCTGGCGGCGTCGAGCAGGTAGGTCACGCGTGCTTCATCGGCCTCGGCCGTTGTCTGCCCGGTGACCATCTCGACGTCGACCAGCGATGCCAGTGCGCCCATCGTCAAGCCTCGGCGGGCTTGGTGCCGCCCTTGACGCCGGCCTCTTCGCCGATGTCCTCGGCGCGGGGACGCTGCGCCTGCTGGACGACGGTGCCGTCTTCGGCGCGGACGGCCTCGTGCGGGTGATAGTTCGCCGGGCCGATGCGGCCGGTGTAGTCCCCACGCTTGGGGCCGACGCCGAGGGCATCTTCGGGGCCGACGGGCTCGGACGGATCGCCGGCGAGCATGGGCACGCCGAGGTCCGACGCGTCCTTCTCGGCGTCCTTGGCGTCGGGCTTGGGGTCCTTCACTTCCGACTTCGGTGCTTCTGCCATGTTGCGTTGCTCCTTCGAGATGAGGTTGGTGAACGTGCCCGCCCACCGTCATCGGTGGGCGGGCATACCGGCGGGGCTTGCCGTACGGGGCCCGATGCCGGCGTCAGTGGGATCAGGCGACGAGCACGCCCTGAAGGCGAGCAGCGGGGCGGGGCCCGAAGAGGGCGAGGCCGCAGTACCACTCGATGCGGGTCCGAAGCGCAGGCTTCGTCTCCAACTGGCCGAGGTCCATGACGGTCATGCCGCCGTTGGACAGACCGACGACACCCTGATCGGCGAGGCCGCCGCCGAAGTGCACGGCGTAGATCGACGAAGCAAGCGAGCTCGAACCTTGCGTTTCGGTCTGCGGGATGATCGGCGTGCCGTCGGCCTTGTTGCCGATGTCGACGATCGGGATGCCGTTGTAGGTGTCGACGTAGCGGCCGAGCTCGTCCTGCTGCGTGGTGCCGATGGTCAGCCGGCGCATCGCCGAGCGCAGCTTCGAGAGCACGGCGGCGTTGCAGTACAAGACGTCACAGTTCGGCACGGCGGCGATGAGGCCGTCGAGCAGGTCGAGGAAGTCCTGACGCAGCACATCGGTCGAGCCGTTCACGGTCAGACCGTTGGTCGCAGCGGACAGAAGCTGCGAGCCGGTCAGCCGGGCCTTGATGCCGTTGAAGGCGTTGGCGTCGGTGCCGGTGTTGCCGTTGACGAAGGTGTCGCTGAACTTGGCCTCGACGGCCTTGGCCTTCAACGTCAGCTGCGTGGCCCGCTGGTCGAAGAGGTTGCTGCGGGTCTGCTGCAGGTAACGATCGACGTCAGCGTCGCCGCCGAGGATCACCAGCGACTCGGTCGCCGAGGTCAGCGAGCCGGTCGACTCGGTGTAGCCGGCGTTGACGGCGCGGAACTCGGTGCCGGGCAGGGCGTTCTCGGAGTAGTACTGAAACGCGTTGCCTTCGATGTCCTCGAAGGGGAGGCGGTCGAGCACGACGGAAGAGGTCGCGATGACCTCCATGACGCCGCGGCCCATCATGTTGGTCGACGTGGCCGCCGCTTGCGCGAGGGTAAGAGCCATTAGGGGGTGTTCCTCTCAGGTAGCCCCATGAACGGCGGGCGCCGGCGGGGGTCGTGCGGGTTACTTGTTGCGCTCGTCGGCGCTGGCGAAGGCCGCCATCAGACGGTCCTTGCCTGGTCCGACGTTGGCGACCGGAAGGTCGCCGCCTCGGGCGCCGGCGGGGACGCCGGGCGCACGCTTCTTGGCGACGTTGAAGACGGCCAAGAGGTCGTCGGCGTCGGCTTCGAGCTCGGCTTCGGTGTCGCCTCGAAGGCGTCCGACGAGCTCGGCGGGCAGGCCCTTGTCGAGCGCAACCTGCTGGCGAAGACGTGCCGTCTCAGCGGCGGTTGCCCGCTGCTCGGCGGCGGCGAGACGGTCGGCCATCTTGTCGGCCTCGGTCTTGTCACGGTCTTCGTATTCCTTCAGCCGGGCGGCCAGGGCGTCGCGCTCCTTGGTTGCCGCTCGGGCGTTGCGACGCTCGGC